GTCCAGCGACCCAGTACACACTATCAATCTCAGCAACTTTACCGGTCGCGTTCAAGCTATGTTGCGCGCCCGGCGGCAGGACCCAGCGCGTTGGAACATTCTGCCATTTCCCGTTACCTATCAGGCCCTCGGCGGCGACGCAACACAGCTGGCGCCCAAAGACCTGCTCGATCAGGGCTTTGACACGCTGCTTAAATGCATTGGCATGCCGGTTGAGCTGTTCAACGGTTCGCTAAGCGTGCAGTCTGCTCCTGCGGCTTTGCGTTTGTTTGAAGCGAACTGGGCGCATTTGCCGCACAACCTGAATCGTTTTCTGCGGCACGTTGCGTCGTCTGTAGCCAAGGTTAAATCTTGGGAACCAGCCGCCGTATCGCTTATGCGCGTAACGCATGCCGACGACCTCAACCGCCAGATGGCCAAGCTTCAGCTGATGATGGGTGGGCAGATAAGCAAAGGCACAGGGCTCAAGTCCGTTGGTTTGGACTACATGGAAGAGACAAAGCGTACGCTCGAGGAAGAGCGAATTTACGCCGAAGAGCAGACAAAGATGCAGAAAGAGATGGAGCAGTCCCAGCAGATGGATATGCTGGCGCAATCTGCTGGCGGCGTTACAGGCGCAGGCAACACAGGCGCCAGCGCCGGTATGGATCCGGCTATGCAAGGTGGCGCGCCTCCGGGCGGTGCTCCCGGCGCTCCGCCCAATCCCGTCGACCAGTTTCTCGCGACGCGGCAGAACTCGCCGAACGTTCCGCGGACGCCAGAAGACTTGCAGGCGCAGGCGCAGCTTATTGCGCAACAGGTGCTGTCGCTGCCTGAAGGGCAAAAAGACAGCCAGCTTATTAAACTCAAGCGCTCTGATGCCACGATGCACGCTCTTGTTAAGAGCGTCATCGACGATATTCGGCAGCAGGCGCAGACGCAGGGCGGCGCTATGGTCATGCAGCAGCAATATGGCGCGGGTGGCGGCGGTGGCGCACCAGCTCCGCAGTGAGACTAGAGAATGCGCGTAGGCATTTACACTCACTATGCCCATTGTGATCAGGCGTATCTTGCTGTAAGGCTGACAAAGCTTTTGCGCAAGCTCGGAATAGAGTTCGATATCTATTCCGATGAGCAAGCCGGCAAACTAGGCGTGTCCTGCGACCGTGCAGTTCTGACGCGCGATGTCATTAAGTTCACAGACTGGGCAAAGCGTCAGCGCGTTATAGTCTGGACGCATGTGCCTCCAGTTGAGCAGATCAGCTACGCGAAGCGTAAAAAGATCAAAACGGTAATTGCACCCATGTGGCAGGACATGGTGCAGCCCTTTAAAAAAGCGCTAAAAACGGCAGATCACGTTGTGACCATGAGCTCTGAGTGCCACACGCTATTCTCAGAGATCTATCACGTACGTTCAGCTGAGTACATACCGTTCGATCCCGGGCTGCCCATTATCAAAAAAACAGAGTGGGTGAATCCGCGCAAAATACGCATTCTTTTGCCGTGGTTTGACCGTAATGCCAAGTGCAGCAGCGGGCATTTTATTGCGTCGCTCAAATTTCTGCTGGAGCATATGGAAGAGGCGCACTTAACGCTCGCTATTACGCCTAGCCAGTTTTCGCCGTCTATCGTGAAGTTTTTTCAGACGGTCAGCAAGAACTGCCCGGATAGGCTTCAGATCCTGCGCGGCGTACCAATCTCTAAGCGCCCGCAGCTATACGCGCAGCACGATCTGACCTTGTTTCCGGCCGAATGCGACAATTACGGGCTGTGCGCGCTTACCTCGCTGGCCATGGGTACGCCCGTGCTAACTACCGCGATTCCGCCGCAGACAGACTTCTTGTTTGCAGATACTAATGCAATTTTAGTGCCGTCCGAAATCGACTACGACGAGAACGGCGTCCTGCACGCACTACCCGATTACGACAAATTCGTTTATGTTTTGCAGGAAGTAATCGCCGAGCCACGGCATATTCAGAAGATGAACCAGAAGACAAACTACAATCTCAACACGCGGAAACAGGCATTCGAAATGGGCTGGACCAACATATTCGACGTCTGACCGCCTAAACATGGCGCATGGAGGTGCCTGTGACAAAGCAAAATTTGCAGATAGAGACCACTGTTGCGTTTGCTAAGGCAACTTACGCTGACGCCAAAACACAGACGGCCGAAACAGTTCTGGCGCATTGCATGGCCGCGGCTAGACTTGCCGAATCAATCGCGCAAAAGCTTTTTCGCGATATGCGCGGTGACGTTATTCCGCAAGATAGTCAGGACATTGTTGAATCTATTGTGCACGCGGCTGTGCTGAGCGAAGCTATCAATATTAATCGCCGGACATTTGAGCAAATTGCAGACATTACAAATGTGCAGATTGCTTCTATGGTATCGGCATTGACTCGCGATCTACGTTTGGTAGAAACAAAGCGCGACATCGAGTATCGCGGGCGATTAAGTATTAGCCCATTATCTACACAAATCGTCGCTGTTGCAGCTATTATTTGTACAGCTAACTCAGTTGTAAAACTTCTGACAGCTCAAAATATTTTGGCTATACCTATCGCGCGTAAAATTCTTGCGCAACTTGACGGCGATCTTTTGGCAGCTCATGCTACGTCGCGTTACTACACACTGCGACTATACGCACATGCGGCTAGAAATCTCATAGCTGATGCGAATCAGATAATCAAAAAACTAAAAGCTGACGCCAGAACGGCGCGCATGGTTGAGAAAAGCACTGCCGGCATTCGTATGCGGCAGGCGGCTAAAAAGGCTGTAACCCCGGATAATCAGGAGCCAAAACGTGGCAGAAAACGATCTGTTAAGTGATATCGCCGAGGCATATTTTGCCGTAGAAGGCAGCTCTAATGAAGAGCTGATCAAAAAGTTTTGCGCGTTTGGCAACGATTGGTTGCAGAAAAAGGGTGTTGTTGGTGTTGGGCAAACAATGAGCGGGTTTGCCATCCGGTTCGCCGACGCCAGCGAGCGTTTACTGTCCGCGAGCCCGACCGTAGACGAGATTGGCGGCGCTGTCTCTATCAGCGGCACAACAGCCAAAGTAGGCCGACCGTTTATCGACTCAACTCGAAGTGTGAATATCACTGGTCGCTAACAGGGAGCAAAAATGTTTGTTTGCCTTGAAGGGATCGACGGCGCTGGTAAATCCACGCAGTCGCGCCTCCTGTGTGATCATCTCAACGCTAATGGCATTCCCGCAGAGCTCGTATGTGATCCGGGGACTACAAAGCTTGGACTGGCTATTCGGCAATTAGTCCTCGACTGCGACGATCCAATATCTCCAGTTGCGCAAATGCTGCTATTCTCGACTGCCCGCGCGGAATTAAGCGCCTACATAGGCGAAAAAATCGCCAGCGGTGTGGTTATTATCTGTGATCGCTGGATTCTATCTACGCTTGTGTATCAGTGTTCGTTAAATAATGTCGATAAAGATCTCATAATGCGCATATTCAGCGCAACGAGCATTGCGCCAGATCTATGTCTTTTACTTGACATAAGCCCAGAGGTAGCCGAGGCGCGAAAAGTAAATGACGCGCGAAAAGACCGGTACGAGCGCAGCAGCTTGGCCGAAAAGACGGCAATGCGTGAAGCATATCTAAGCTACGCAAAAGACGGCGCATGCGCTAAACGTGTAGCCATACTTAACGCCGATGAAGATCAGGCTAACGTGCAGGAAAATATTCGCGAGATAGTTTCTTACCTTTTCTCTAAATATGAGGGCTAATAATGCTTCTGAATACTTCGGTCGAGCCGGCGCTGGATTTTTCTGAGCTGTGCGGTGTGTTGCACAACATTGCACAAAAACACGTACCCGCGCACGCCTTCGCCGACACGGCCGAGCTGGTGAATATTGCCAAAATATTGCAGGCAAACGACATTAAAATTACGCCAGTAACTAAGTTGAAAGCAGCTATGTCCGATCATTCCACAACGGTAGCCAAACAGACACTCGAATATCGAATGTTGCGGGCTAAATACGCTGCCGCGTTAAGCACTATTGCGGACTTGGGCGCGCGCAAATCTATGCGCAATAAAACTGATTTCCACACCGGCGTACGCGAGGGTTTACGCAGGGCCGCTAAAATTGCGATAATGTTTTTGGCCGATATAGCAGACAATCAATTAGATCCTGTGACGACATATACAGCGGCACAGGTTTCACGAAGACTCCGCAGATAACCGGCGTAATTTTAAAACCAAATGGGGGGATGTTAAGCCTGTGGCTACTTTGAGTTTAAACACACCTGACGCAATTGAATTTAAAAACGTCAGGCCTAATGTACCAGTTAATGATGCGCCGGTAGTGCTCGCCCAAGTCGGCGAGTGGGACATGGGACCAACGACTGAATCCGGTATTGTCATAGACGCGTTCGGCACAGACACCTACGCCCCAATTCTTTCTGCTAATGACGCCCGCAAATTCGCTAAGTGGCTAAACCGCGCGGCCGACACGTTGGATAATGCGGCAAGCGCACCCAAAAAAACCAAAAAACGAACGCATTACGAAGAAGACGACGAACCGTATAGCTTCTGAGGATCTGCAAATGTCTAGTCAAAAAATATCCGCATTACCGCGCAAAGCGACGCCGGGACATGACGATCTGTTGCCGCTTGTTGACATTCAGTTCGGCACGGCGAATTACATCAATAAAAAGACAACCATTGGCGACGTGCTCAAATTAGCCACGGAGCTTATGGATGCCAAGATCATAGAACTTGACCCTGTATTTAGTGTTAACGGGCAGGGCGGAAATGTATTGCTGGGTTTGTCGCAATTGAGCGACACGGCGCTTAACTCGCCGCTCGCAGACAATCTGCTGTCGTACGACGCGTCTGCGGCTCGCTGGATAAACAAGCCAGCAGCCGATATTGAGCTTGTGCTAGACTGCGGCGAATTTTAAACAGCGAACATTCGGCGCCTTTAAATTCCAGCCGCCGCGACAGATAGCTGCGCCGCTGCCGTTTATGTTAGAATACGGCCAAACCGGCTGTTTTGCGGTACCGGCAGTATTCAGCACTAACTCGTAGTTATTTTGAACAACTATGGCAAAAGCTGTACGGATAAAAAGGCGGATTACGGGCGCAGCTGGCCCGCCAAGCACGTTGTTAAATGCCGAATTAGCATTTAATGAAATATCGGGCGTGCTTTACTATGGCAAAGGTTTAGCCGCCGGCACGACCGCGGCGACGATTATTGCTATAGGCGGTTCTGGCGCATTTGTCGACCTCGTTAGCGCTCAGACTATTGCCGGCGGCAAAACGTTCTCAGGCGCCGTGTCCTTTACCGGCTCAGTTTCTGCGCCGACGCCACCAATCTCGGATAATTCCGCGGCGGTAGCCACGACGTCGTTCGTTAAAAGTCAAAATTACGTCGCGCTTGTAGACGGTTTAATTCCGGCCAGCGTTTTGCCGTCGTATGTCGACGACGTGCTTGAATACAGCACGTTTTCTGATTTTCCGGCCGTAGGCGAAACGGGCAAAATTTACGTCACGCTTGATCGCAACAAAACATACAGATGGTCGGGAAGCGTATACGTAGAGATTGCATCCTCGCCCGGATCCACAGACGTAATCGCAGAGGGTTCGCAGAACCTGTATTTTACGCCTGCGCGCGCCGCTGCCGCGTCGCCAGTGCAATCTGTCGCCGGGAAAATTGGTGCCGTCCAGCTGACAACAAGCGACATTGGCGGGTTGACTGCGGCTTTAGCGCAAAAAATATCCCGCTGCTCCCGAATAGACGGGGGGTTATTTTGATCGATTTTATAGTGACCGAAGACGACAGAACTTTGTATACTGAAAACTCTGTGCCGCTAATTATAGAGTTTTGCAGCAACACTATAGTGCTCAAGCGTTCCGGTGAGCCCGGCAGAGAACCAACATTTGAGCAGCTTGAATACGCCGAGCTGGCCGTAAATTACACGGACGGTCGCGTATTTATGCGACGCGGCGACGACGCGATTTTAGATATAACACAACCGCTGTACCGAGTAGACGGCGGCCGGCTCGTTTACAGTGGGGTTACGCCGTTTATAGTGACCCAAGATGGCATAATTTTGTATACTGAAAACTCACTGCCATTAATACTGGAATAATAGAGTGGTTTTATGCCAGCAGAAGTAAAAATTTCAGAATTGCCAGCAGCGCTTAGCGTTACCGAGCTCGACTTATTTGTCATGGTTGACACGTCGGGCGCTGAGCTTGTGACCAAAAAAGTAACGGCGCAACAGCTTTCTGTAACGTCGCCGGTGCAGTCGGTAATCGGCAAGACTGGCGCAGTATCGATTACCCCCGTCGAGATTGGCGCTGTCGCGTCAAATGTGACCGGCGTAAGCGGCGCAGTAACAATTGCCAATATGATTAAAGTGACGCAGGCGCAATACGACGCAATTGTGTCGCCCAACGCAAATACTCTGTACGTCATCGTTGACCCGCCAGCAACCCCGACGCCGACACCCACAATCACACCGACGCCGACCATTACGCCCCCGATCACCTACGCCCCAACAGCAACCCCAACAGCAACGCCCGCCCCGACCGCGACTAGTACGCCCACTCCTACGCCGACGATAACGGCGACGCCAACCATAACGCCAACGCCAACGCGCACACCTACAGCAACGCCCATACCGCCTACGGCTACGCCGGCTCCAACAGCAACGCCCATACCGCCTACGGCTACGCCAACGCCTACGCCCACGCCGTCGTTTGGCGCGTCTTTGACGATAAACGCCGGGTCTAACAGCGCATCAGGTTCCGGGGCGACTGTGTCAGGTAATGGGTACGCAAAACTTGAGTTTAACCCACTGCCGATTGGCAGCATATCTAATCCGTTATTTTTTACCGACATACGGATTTATATCGGCGGGGTGTGGGCTTATTTTATAACCACCTACGGCGAAAATGTGGCGGCAAACGGCGCTATTCGGTTAACCGTTAACTCTGGTGGTATTAATGCCATTTTTACCTCTACGCTAGGCGCTGGTTCAGATGCTGGCGGCTACAGAAGGATTGATTTCTGATGGCAGACGTCATAACAGTAGGCGCGACAAACTTTTTGCTTCAGTATTTCGGCGCCGAAACCGTCACAATTGATAATCTTTCTGGCGTAAGCAACGTTGCAAAGATTTACAAGTTAGTCGCGGGAAGTCCCGCGGCGTGGGTTAGCGGCTATCCGGCCTCCTTCCAGCAGTTCACGACGCTCGATCCTGACGGCGGATATTACGTAATCAGCTCAGCTGCGCCGTACGTATTGGCAGACGTGCCCGAAACAATTCCTTGCGAGCAAACTATAGATCAGATACCGCAAATAATCAGATACGAAGGCTACGGCGAAAATTTAATCGGCGACGATGCGTCGGCAGTGGTAGTAGACAATGCCAGCAAAATTTACAAGTTAATAGGGGCTAGTCCCGCTGTATGGGTCAAAGGCAATCCTGATTTTTTCCAGCAATTCACAACGTTAGACACCGGCGTTGGTTACTTTATACTCAGCGCGACAACTCCGTACACATTGCCCTATCAGTGCTCGTCGTCTAGTTCGAGTTCGCTGTCGAGCACTAGCTCCTCCTCAAGCGCCACGCCAACACCTACACCCACACCCACGATCACACCCACGCCTACGGAGACGCCTACCCCGACTCCGACTATAACTCCTACGCCTACGGAGACTCCCACTCCTACTCCGACTATTACCCCAACGCCTACCGAAACGCCTACACCCACACCCACAATTACCCCAACGCCCACTTCTACCCCGACTCCGACCATAACTCCTACGCCTACGGAGACACCTACCCCGACTCCGACCATAACTCCTACACCAACAGAAACACCTACCCCGACTCCGACCATAACTCCTACGCCTACGGAGACTCCGACACCGACTCCGACCATAACTCCTACGCCTACGGAGACACCTACCCCGACTCCGACCATAACTCCTACGCCTACGGAGACTCCGACACCGACTCCGACCATAACTCCTACGCCTACGGAGACGCCTACCCCAACGCCTACGGAGACGCCTACTCCTACGCCTACAGAAACTCCGACACCAACGCCACTCCCGCCGCTGTCCACGGAGTACAGCACTTCGTGGGGCGGCGCCAGCAACGCCGCGCCGTATGCGGGCGCCCCGGGTTACCTCAACTATCAGTCTTCTGTGTACTCTGGCAATGTAAATCCTGCTGGTAGCTTGAATATAGGCGGCGTTGATTACACATTGACAAACGGAACAGACTGGGTTAACTCCACTGCTGGCGGCGCTGGTACTATGGTTACCGCGCTACTCCAGAGCGCCGGGCTGGGCAACGCAGCGTCGGACTTCACAGGCTTCGTGCCCGGCCGTATCGCGCTTGTTCAACGTGGCGTTCAGTCGTTCCAGACCAAGGTCAACAACGCTATTGCCGCCGGAGCGGTTGGCGTAATCATCTACAACAACACGACCGGATTGACTACACCAACCCTGACGGCGAGCATCCCCGTCATCATGATAACTCAGGCGCTTGGTTCTAGTCTGGTATCGCAGCTTTCGTCGGCGGATGTGACCGCCAGCTTTAATGGCGGCGGTGCGGCGGTTGCGGTGCAAGTTCTTGGCGGGTCTGGAACTATCAATGGCGGTGGTAAGTCTGGGTTTAAATACAGCGCCGCTCAAGTTGCCCTAGATGGTGATGGCAATCAACAGCCGAAACTATCTTGCCCCGGCGTGTCGGACAGGTTTCAGTACGCTTTCACGCCCGTCCCCGGCATTGAGTTTAGTCATACGTTGCGGAAGCCAGTTGCCACATTGGGTGACGCTTATGTAGATGTTGTGGCCCTGTATGGCGGAGACGACGCCAACGGGTGCCTTGAGTCATACACGCTGAAATTCTACGATGGCGCTGGTGCGTTGATTAGCAGTATCGTAATGTTGGATGGTATAACAACTGGGAAAAACGGCTCATTCAACGGAGCTCCGCTCGGCAACATAAATCTGCCTGTCGGCACAGTTCGTGTAGACATGGAGATTATGGAAAACAGCAATCGGCTCGACATCCCAAGCAACAACTGCGATGCGACCAAGATTTTCGTCGGCAGCACCGCTTGGGCTTACAAGTTGTTCGTCGAGGAGTGAAAATGAACCTAGTAAAAACATTTCAAACGACGACGCACACAATCAAGATTTATTCGTTAAACCCGGCGCTTGAAATAGCTGAGGATGCCGCGGCTTTCGAAGGCAGAGATGTTGCTCAGCTTCAAAACTTGATTTTCAACGTTATTGGCGCGGAAGAATTTTCAATAGGGGCCGTTGACGGGGACGAGCAGACCGAGCAACGGTATTCAATTATTTAACTTAGCCGAACACGCCAAACGGCGCTAGGTAGTCACAACCATGAACGCGATTAAATTTGCCGATGCCGCGTTAACAAAAATTCACCTAGGCGAGACGCCAGTGGCGCGCGCCTATCTGGGTTCTGACGTTGTTTATTCTGCGCCTGCTCCCGTCACTGCTACGCCAACGCCGACTCCCGCGCCTACGCCAAACCCATAGCGCCATGGCTGTTTTATTACATCAGCTAATTCAGCTAAAACGTGGTACAGCTTACGATCTGAGCAACATAGATCCTATGCTCGCCGAGGGCGAGGTCATAGTTGAGCTGGACAGCGGCAAATTCAAAATAGGCGACGGCGTTAAACGCTGGTCGGAGCTGGCTTATTCCGGCGCTAGTATTGATAGTATTGTTGGCCTGCAGCAAGCATTAGCGGGCAAGCAGAACGTCGGGTCATATGTACTGACAAATGACCCGCGGCTTACCGATGATCGCCCGCCGTTGGCGCACACGCACACGATTTCGAACATCGTAAATCTACAGGCTAATTTGGATGAAAAGCAGCCTGTCGGCAATTATGTAGGCGACGCCGATCCCAGATTAATCGACGCGCGCAACCCTAAACCGCACGCGCATTTAATTTCTGATGTTACGGGATTAACAGAAGAGTTGGCGGCCAAACCTACGCTTGTCGGCGGCGTTGTTCCGCTTGCGCAGCTGCCTGTCGATCAGTTTCCAAACAGCGCCAGCGACGTAATCACAGTTACTGCCTTCTCAAATCTTCCGGCAGCGGGCGAGACTGACAAGCTGTACGTCACGCGCGCCAACGGCAAGCTTTATTACTGGAGTGGCGCCGCTTATGCAGAACTTACGGCGACATTAGACGCCGTCAGCACAGATGCCTTAGCAGAAGGTGCGGCAAATCTTTATTTTACTGCAGCGCGCGCTAGTGCCGCCGCACCTGTACAGAGCGTGGCCGGCAAAACCGGCAACGTTTTACTCACAAAAGCAGACGTTGGTCTTTTGGCCGTCGACAACACCAGCGACGCCAACAAACCAATATCTTCTGCCGCGCAAAATGCGTTAAATGATAAAGCTGCGTTAAATCATTCGCACTCTTTATCAGCAATAACAGATTCGGGCACCGCAGCCACGAGAAATGTACCAGCATCAGG